CCGGCTCATCTGCATCGAAGCAAATCACTACGGAATCGAAGGAGTCGAGCCACTCAAAAGAGGCTTTGCAGTCCTTCAGAGCCGCCTGTGCGCCGTTCCTCACACTCACTGTGGGGTAGAGGGAGCCCTGCATCTGGAAAGCCGCTAGAGCGTCCAGCTCACCTTCGCAAACGGTGACTGCCTTTCCCCCAGAACTGAATAGGGATTGACCGAACAGCTGAGCGCTTTTAAAGTCTCCCCGGATAGAGAAAGATTTATCCTTAACACCTCTGATCTTTGAAGCAACAATAGCTCCTTTTCCGTCAGTGTAAGGGTAATAGTGGCTGTTTTCATCCTGTCTCACCTCGTATTTAGTGCATGTTGAGCGGGTGATTCCTCGTTCAGGAATGCTCTTGATTTCCCCTGTAATTTCCATAGGTGCTTTCATTGCGTGTTGCCTTGTCATTTCCTCCCTGCCTCGCTCATTATATTCTCGGCTGTTTTCTCCTTGGGTGAGACCACAGACGAAGCAATGCGTGTGTCCATCGTCATAGATGGCTGCTCCGTTGCTGCTCCCGCAAGCCTCACAGGGAATGTGCTGGATAAAACTACTGCTCATCTGTTTTCCTTAGTGAACTATCATTCTAGCATCTAAACGACTAGCAAACCACTTGCTAAGCCTTTTATTTAAGTCTTGGCAGAGCCATTGCTCAATGCCCTTCAGGTGTTGCAAAGTAGCTCCTGTGCTCTGTCTGTCTGCTCACGTGTGTAACTGCTTGCAAGGGAAGAGCCTACACCGTGTACAGGGGAGGAGAAAGGACAAATAGCCCTCGAAGCCTTCTCTAGAACATCATATTCAGCATCTGATATCACACTCTCAGACAGCACGTAATAGAGGAAGCGGTGGGCCATCGTTTCTGTCTCAGCTTGTAATGGGGTCATGTGTTTTTCTCCTTTAGCTTGGCGGCAAGGCGCTCGACAAAACTGTAGATTGGCGTTGGAGGCTTAAGTGTCAGCTCAGGAGAGTCCCATGCTGCCTGTATCTCCTCCGCCGTCAGTCCTACCCATTCGCGTTTCTGTGCTTCTAATCGGGCAAGTCGTACTTGATGTAACTGTTGTATTTCAGCGCAGATAGCAAGGTGCTTTGCTGGGCTCATGTCTTCTCTCCTATGTCGTGAGCGGCTTCGATGGCTCGGGAAAAATCCATCAATGCCCAAGGTGAATCGTCAACGAAAGAGCCGGTCTGCTCTTTGTATATTTGTTCAATCTGCTCATCCGCCAGCGGCTGGCGTTTGTCGCAGCTTTGCTGCTCCTTTGGTGGCGATATGTAAAGTGGCTCCCCCTTACCTTCCCAATCACCGCGTTGATCAAAAAACTCGGTTCCTTCTTCATCGGTAAACAGCCAAGCCTCCGGCTTCTGCTCTGGCTTAGGAAAAGCTCTTGCCCCTTCTGACCCACAAGCAGGACACTCAAAATACTGCCAGCCAAGCCGTGCCATTTGTCCGGGGTGCTCTGGTTGTGCCAAGCCACCCGGACGGTATGCTGTGTCTTCTGGTGTCCACTCCAATGGTGCCAAGTTGTCTTTCAGGTACTGAACAGCATCGGCATGCGTAAATGACTCTGAGCCACTATCAATAATGGAGCGCAGTTCTTCGTATAGCTTTGAGGTGTTGTCGGGCTGCGTGACCTGTCGTGCTGCACACTTATCCCAACCGTTACTAAACCCCCTGTCGTATTCCGGATATGGCTGTGCCAAGATTGCCTTACCAACGTCCGTCATTGCTACCAGCATTGCTTTGTGGTGTTGCACTGTTCCGTAAGCACTTGCCTGCCAAGCCTCAAGCGCCTGCTGTAATACTTTGCGGGTCATGATTGGCTCCTTGAGAGGATCAAAACAATAATATCGGGCAGACGCATTTTGCTTCTTGCATTTGCGGTTTCAAGGGCGCTAATCAGTGACTCCCTCTCAGCAATGACTGCTAAGTTGTGAAATCGCTCAATGGCATCGCCAGTTAGTTCGTCACAACCACCAGTACCAGAAGCCTCGACAGTCATCCTGATAATGTCGTCTTTAGTCATTTTGTTTCTCCGGTTGCTTTGGCAATAGATAAGCGAACTCTTTTCAGTAAGCTGGGTGGTAGCATTCCAAGGGCTTCAACGTTTTCCATAACCTCAAGCAATTCCACATTCACCCCCTGCAGGCGCTTACGGTCTTGCTCAAGCTCGTCAGCATAGCGCCAACCTTCTTTCTCTGACGTGTGAAGGCGGCACAGTTCAGCGGCGGTTTCTTTACCCCAGGGGTAAATCCCTCTCCAGTAGACGGCCCGGCCGGCCAGCCGAAGTGCTTCAGGTTGTTTATTCATCTTGCTTCTCCCTATAAATCGTGTTGCTGGTTTCAAAGCCGTGTTCTTCCCTATTGAGCACCCGAGAAGTGCGTATAAGCTGCGTTCCAAGCAAAGGGTGGGCTATGCCGTAGACAAGGGCTACAAAGCCTTCAGAGCCTTCAGAGCCTTCAGAGCCTTCAGAGCCTTCAGAGCTTCCCTTAATAGGCTGGAACGTTGCTCCCCCTTCGTAATAGACAACTGGTTTCATTTAAGCACTCCTGTATATTTTAAGATAAGAGTTATTACCTTAGACATCTGCTACCAACTTAATTATAAACACAACGACAATAAAAGAGACATAAATCATTGCTTTTCTTCCATGAGTTGCAAGATTGTTGCAAGAATGGAGGGAAGCCCCTTCGAAGCAATGAGAGCAACGACATCATTCAGCACTTGCCATTCATGAAACTCCTGTTGTAGGAGGTTCCAATTGTCTTCTTCTGCTTCTTGTTCATCGTTCAAATAAAAGTCATTAGCCATTGGTTTCTCTCTTTAAAGGACTGTAGTACTAAAGGTGGTTTAAGGGAATTGTATNNNTATTACTTCTAAGAACTTCATAGCTCTTTAAAGGTAGGGTAGCATTGNTTGTCGTCATTGTCAAGCTCTTCTTCAATTAAACTTCCGTTTAGTAGGTCTTTCCTGTCAATGGTGGGTAGCCGGGCTGTGCTTGCCACCGAAGCATGGCAGCTGTTGCACATGTCTAAGAACTCACGGGTGACAGCATGACGACGAGTGCTCTCGAAGTCGTTTAGGTTTTTATTGCAACAAAGACATTTCATTTTGGTTTCCTTTGAGCTTTGTTGATTCGGTCAATAGCGCGTTGAGTATATAAATTGAGATCGGGTGTAAAGCTAAGAGCATGATAGGCATCGTTAGCGGCAGCTGTAGCAGCAATAGCTGCGTTGTGATCAGTGCGGATAGCTTCATAGGCAGCCACATCAGCGGCCTCTCTAGTCTTTTCGCTGCACATAAGCGCCCATGATTTCCCATGGCCCTCGGCATCGGCTCTGGGTTGATACGCGGATAACGCTTCCCACATTTCAGCCAACCTGCTCATACAATCACCTCCGCTGATTTAAGAACACCTGTCTCTCCGTCGAAGGTGAGCCTAAGGTTATCGAAATAACTAATCGTAAAGTCTCGGGTAATAGTTGCTGATACAAAGCGGGTCGTTACAATATCCGGTTTTTTTTCTGGCTTGATACGATATTCAGAAGAAAGAAACCAAGCTGGTGATGTCGTGGCATGCCACGGATCATAAGGGAAATGCTTAGACTCAATTTCAGCGCCGTCTGCCCATGCGTGAATGAGTGCTGCGTGTTTATGTGGTGTTTTCATTTGGTTTCTTTCTTGGCTTCATAGAAGCCTCCTGGTTGGTCTATCAGTTGTTTGGGCTACGTAGCCCTCTAATGTCTCATAAAACGCGCCTAAGGGCCGTTTAAGCCCCTTTTATGGTGCATTGCTTAAGCTTGCCTGTCTCTCCATCAAAGACAAAGACAACATTGGCCTCCGTAGGGCTTGCTGCGTACAGCATAGGGCCTGACCAGCCGCTCAGGTGGACAAGCCCCTCATGCACAATGTCAGGCATAGGCTGTGGCTTCACTCTATATTCTACACTTCCAAACCATGTAGGACTGTCTACGCTGTACCATGTATCCTTATAAAGGTCGTACATCTCAACCTCAGCCCCGTTAGCCCATGCAATAATTGTTTCGTAATGTTTATGTCTCATTTGAATAACCCTCTTCTTTCCATTGCAATAGTGTAGAAATAATTCCGTTTTGCGTGTAGTTTTTAACCTTTAAAAGGCTTTTAAAGTTTTCTGTTTTGGCTTTGGTTATAGCCTCCTCATCTGACTTGGCTACAAAGTCTAATATAGCCCCTGTGCTAGTTAGTCCTGAGTATTTCATTCAAATTCCTTTTCTACAATGCTATACCGAATAATACGATTATTAAACTTTTGCTGCTTAAAGCACACATATCCGCTGTCGTCTTCAGACACATAAGCTGTCCAGCTCTTACTTGGCCTGCAAAGCCCCTCAACACTGGCGGCACGTAGGTCGTCCTCTATGCCCCTGAGAGCATAGCCGGTGCATAGCCCCACTGCAAGGCCTGCGAAGGCCAGCACGGGCCATTTAAGGGCTTTGTAGGCGGTCATTGGTTCCATGTCCAGTCGTCCAACAACGCGCGCTCAATCTCATGCACCACACGCGGATCGACGACAAGCATTAGGTCGATCCCCTGCACCTCCAAAGTGCATACGGTAAATATTGCATAAATATCCACCTCCTCACGCTCATAAGTACCCTTAAAGGTTATTCCGTCAACAATTTGCACATAATTGTGTTTTTTCATGACATAGCCTTGACAAGTTTATAAAGGTTTGCGGGCTCGCCAAGCAGGTTGTTGTTGTCAGCAAGCCAGTCAATGGCATAGGAGCGTTCGTTGAAGGTGATTGCAACAATGCCGCTTGAGACGTGAATGATTTTATACATTTTTTTCTTTCAATATTTTAGCAATTAATTGTACGGTTTCAAATTTAGATAAAGACAACAAAGGAATTTCAATTTGCTCGTCTTCTGATAACCCACTCCAAGGCTTATTTGTGTTTTTATAAACTTGAGAATTGTTTTTATCATTGGTTGTGATGAAAGAATAACAAGGCTTGCATAAATCCCCAATGAATGGCCCTTCTCCTTTATGGTTTGGGCATTTAAACACGGTGCATTTCATTTTGTACCCCATGATATAGAAAAGACAAATCCGGCGGGTAAGTCAATAATATCTGTATTCCGTGTCCACACGTGAAGACGGGCGCGCTTATCTACAAATATTGTTTTTCTTATGATCTTTTCTGCGCTTGCTTTTGAGCCTGCATAGCCGACAATTTCCCGGTGGTTGTAAATAGGTAGTTTATACATGATAGCCTCTGAAGGGATTAGGAAACGTAAACAAGCAATCCAAAGGCGATAAGCACGCCAAGGACAACGGCTAGGAGCACATCAGCAAAGCGCTCAAGGCGTGAGGGAACAGTGGTGGTTGTGTAGGGCTTTAAGGGCTTCATAAGTTCTTTCAGTTTAACACGGATTAAGCTTTGTAGCCTAATTGAAGGAGGTTTTCTTTGCACTTGTACAAGGCAACAATGCGTTTCTTGCTGTTGTTAGTCCCCTTGTCAACAATGGCCCCGTCTACAACTGCAAAGGCATGGCCAGTAACTATCACAATATATCTACCCTTGCTAATCGTTGGTAAGAGGCTTTGCAGGGAGAGCCCCTTAATGAGCGGCAGGCTGTAACGATGGCTGATAAACTTCGCTGTTAAGCTGGTGCCATACACACCTACAAAGGCTAAGCTAGCGGCTTCGTAGGCCTCATGAAACGTTGAAGCCCTGCAACCCCGTCGGTCTTCGCGCCCAAACCGCTTAAGCAGCTTATGAGCAGCCTCGTAAGGCAGTAACGCGGCATTGGCTAAGGCTCTTACAGTGCAGTCTTTTAGCTCGCTAGGGCTTTCTGCTCCTTCGGTAGACTTAATATACATAAATTTGCCTATTATGAGTGGTTTATGGGGTTAATGCCTGAAATGAGAGACATTAAAACAATGCATCTTCAAAGGCTTGGCGCTTTTCGTCGCTTAGCCTTTGAAGGGCGGCAGCTGTCAGCGGTACAGGCCCGGTAAGTGGCGGGAAAGGCCAAGGCTTTGAAGGGCTTAGCGGGCTAAAATTGAGCATAGACAATTGATCCAGTGCTAGTAACACCGACAACGGATGTATTGTCTTGTAAGTAGTCCATTACAGCATCTTTCGTGACTTGCTTAACTCTTTCCAGCCCATAAGCTGAAGCCGTGCAAATACCGTCTATGTCTATGTCTATTGAGTAGTCTGCAACAATACTTTCTATTGAGGCTTCGGAGTACTCGCAACAAATGGCGATTACATCGAGTTCATAGTCTGGGTTGACATCTTCAATGTAGCCATAAAGCAGGCCAAGGGCTTCATGGGAGAACTGATCTTGACGACCCATATCACGGAACTGGTCGCGGAGGTGGTTAGCATTGTTGATTGTGATGAACATTTTGAGGCTTTCGTGGGGTGAAGGTTTAAGTATCGAGGAAACTTTGGGGACTGTCAAGCGGCTTTACAATTCTTTTCTAGGGGAAACCCTTGCTTAAATTCTTTAACGGCTTCTTTTTTGCTGTAGCCCATGTATTGTTTGCTTACTAGTTGGCCGTCGATGATGGCACTTATGCGCCAAGCCCCTCGAATTGTCTTTTCGATTGTCATAGGTTCTTTCCGGGTTGTTAGCCCTGCGAGGGTCATCGGTGCTTCTTTCATCATTAACCCCAAAACCCAACAGATGCACAGTCTTTCATGTAAGAGCAAAAAGCCTTGCATTGTGCCTCGGTCAGTTGTTTAGCCTGCTCTGCCTTTGTGGTGTAGCTGTAGCGGTCTCCGCGTTGCTGGTCATTGCTTATATGCCCTACGTAGAGCAGGGCGTTAGCGGGTGTATAAGTCCATGCTGTGTGAGTGGCTCGCATTTTAGTCTTTCGAGGTTGTTAGCCCTGCATTGTTGCTTGGCTTGTTTCTAGTATAAGTGACTTTGCTTGTGTGTCTACAATTATTTCATTAGGGGTTTTCCCTAATCGGTCAACGATCGCCCCTTAGTTGTTTAAATACAACACAAGCCAGTGTGTATCTATACAGGCGCTATGTTTGGCTGCTCTGTAGCTGCTCTATAGGTAGGCTGCACAGGCACCAACAAAGCCCCTCACTCTCCAGCCTCCAGAGACTTGGCATGCCCTTTGCAGCACCCGTGCAAGAATCGTGCCAACTATGTAGCCCTCCGAAGCCCTGCAAAGCCTTGTCAGTCATGAGACAGCCTCCAAAGCTGCTCTGAAGCGCAGGTTTGGAGGCTGCAAAGGGCTTTGGAGGTTGCTTGATAGGGGGGGGGGTAACGCTGTCGTGTAATTATTGTGGAACCCTACAAAGCTCACAAAAAGGTGAAATGGAGGGCTAAAAAGAGGGCTATAAAGCAACTAAAGGAAGACAAAAAAGAGCCTCCGGAGCACATGTAAGCTGTTGATATGTCTGTAGTTATTAGTAAATACCGACTATTAGACATAAAGGCTATAAAGGAGCCAAGAGCTGAAGGCTCTTTCTGCGCTAACGTAGTTCCCTTTGAAGGGAAGACAACCAGCTTACGAAGTAAGTGGCTTTTGTCCGTTGCTTGTCTACATCCTTCGGACAACCAGAGCCCTTAGTTGTGTAAAGTTTGTGTAAAGATAGGAATAAACACCCTACTTAGCAAATAAAGCTTGACATCTAAGCATTCATAGTGTAGAATATCTGTATAGACATAAAAGTCTATCAGTAACTCAAATGAACTGTGATGTCGGGCCCCATCATAGAAAACTTAACAGAATCTGCGCTAAGGCTATGACTTCCCTCAAAGGCCCTAGTTCATTAAGATTACTGTTTCAGTAGGTATCAATAGGGAAACTTAGAAGACTAAGTTCTCCATAGGCTTTAAAGCCCTCTAAGCCCCTCAGAGGCTACTGTCTCCTGAAAGGACAAAGACAATGGAAGAAAAGAAGGAAGCAAAGGCTTCCCCACCAACCACTAAACAAGAAGAGAAGCCTCCGGTGCGCAAGGGACGCCCTCCAAAGGCCGCCATAGCCGCTAAGAAGCCCGGAGGCCGTGTAGCCCTTGGCAGGCCCCCCGGAGAGGCCTCAAGGCTTCAGGAGTTCAAGGCAAGGCTGCTAGGAACCACCGGAGAGAAGATTATTGCTACGCTTATCCGTAAAGCTATGGATGATGAGGACAAAGATCAGTTTGCTGCTCTGAAGTTCTGTGCTGAGCGTATCCTTCCAATGAGTGCCTTTGATGCCGCGAAGAACGCTAACAGTACACCCCAAGTAACAATTAATATAACAGGCTTGTCCGATGCTAAACAGGTGTACAACACAGACTTAGGAGTTATTGACGTATGACCCAGCTTTCGTTTGAGCTTCTTGAGTGGCAGAAGGAAGTTTTTAAATCAGACACCCGCTTCAAGATTGTAGCTGCTGGTCGTCGTTGCGGCAAGAGCCGTTTGTCGGCCATCACCCTGCTGATTGAAGGTCTCAACTGCCCTGAAGGCGCGGCTGTCATGTATATTGCTCCTACGCTAGGCCAAGCTAGAGCGATTATCTGGGACTTGCTTCATGACCTCGGAAGAGATGTTATTAAGAGCAGTCACATCAACAACCTAGAGATACTACTGATAAACGGCAGGAAGATTATGGTTAGAGGTGCTGACAACCCCGACAGCTTGCGGGGTATGTCCCTCACCTATGTTGTCTTAGACGAGGTTGCCTTTACCAAGCAAGAGATTTGGGAGAAAGTTATTCGTGCTTCCTTGTCTGACCGCAAGGGACGGGCCTTGTTCATCTCGACACCAAGCGGGCGCAACTGGTTTTACGACATCTACAAGCTAGGCCTCGAAGGAACAGACGAAGAGTGGAAGAGCTGGCACTTCACCACCAGAGACAACGAAACCATTGATCCAAAAGAGATTGATGCGGCTGAACGAACCCTCAGCAGCTTTGCTTTTAAGCAGGAATACTTGTCTTCCTTTGACAATGCAGGAAGCGATATATTTAAAGAGGAGTGGTTCAAAGAAACCCCTGCTCCTAAGTATGGAGATTATGTCATTGCTATTGACTTAGCGGGTTTTGAAGAAGTTGGTAAGAATGCAGGGGCTGCAAAGAACCGGCTTGATGAAACAGCTATCGCCATTGTTAAAATAACAGACTCAGGTGATTGGTGGGTTGAGCGCATTGACCACGGGCGTTGGGACATTATGCAGACGGCTGTGAAGATTCTAAAGGCCATCAGAGAGTTTAAACCTGTTGCTACGGGTATTGAGCGAGGGGCCTTAAAGAACGCCGTGCTGCCCTATCTCACAGACCTCATGCGCAAGAACTCGGTGTACACACACGTCTCCGACCTAACTCACGGTAATAAAAAGAAGCAAGACCGGGTTGTATGGTCTTTGCAGGGTCGTATGGAGCATGGGCGTGTATCCTTTAACGAGGACGAAGATTGGAAGGAATTTAAAGATCAGCTTATTATGTTCCCCACAGCAGGCGTCCATGATGACTTGGTTGACGCCCTTTCTTACATTGATCAGCTCGCTATCAGTAACTATCAACAAGACTATGAAGATGATGAGCACGAAGCTCTTGACATTATTTCAGGTTATTAAGGAACAACATGGCTAAAGAAGCACCAGTGGTATTTGAAGAAGAAACAAACAACGAGAAAGACCTTGTTGATTGGGTTACGGGGCATTTGAACCGATGGAGAGACTATCGAGATACTAACTACGTAGAAGACTGGCTGGAATATGAGCGCATCTTCCGAGGTCAGTGGGCTGCTGAGGACAAAACCCGTGAAAGCGAGCGCAGCCGCATTATTAGCCCAGCAACTCAGCAGGCCGTGGAAACCCGCCACGCTGAAGTTATTGAGGCAATCTTCGGCCAAGGGGAGTTCTTTGACATTCAAGACGATGTGAAGGACGTGAACGGCAATCCGATGGACATCCAAGCCATTAAGACGTTGTTGGTTGAAGACTTCAAACGGGACAAGATTAAGAAGAGCATTGACCACATCGAACTGATGGCTGAAATCTACGGAACAGGCATTGGTGAGATTTCTGTCTCTTCCTACACAGAATACAAGCCAGCCACTCAGCCTATGCAAGGCATTCAGGGGATGGCAGCTATTGGGGTGCAGGCTTCGGAGCGCTTCTGTGTGAAACTGAAGCCGGTTAATCCAAAGAACTTCATCATTGACCCCAATGCAGAAAGCATTGAAGATGCTATGGGCTGTGCCGTGGAGAAGTATGTCTCAATCCACAAGATTGTACAAGGCATGGAAAACGGTATTTACAAGAAGGTTGATATTGGTACAACTAGCGGCGATAGTGACTTGGAAGCAACCCAAGAAGACAGCTATTTCCAAGACGATAAGGTTAAGCTGATTACATATTACGGCTTGGTTCCTCGTGAGTATTTGAAAGCCATTGAAGGCGACGAGAGCGACGAAGTTGACCTGTTCCCTGAAGACTCCCTTGCTGACGATTACAGCGACATGGTTGAAGCCATTGTTGTAATTGCTAATGACGGGCAGCTCTTGAAGGCTGAGGAAAGCCCGTACATGATGAAGGATCGTCCTGTAGTTGCTTATCAAGACGACACAGTGCCGGGCCGCTTCTATGGCCGTGGAACGGTGGAGAAAGCTTACAACATGCAGAAGGCCATTGACGGCCAGCTACGGGCTCACATGGACTCCCTAGCCCTCACCACAGCCCCTATGATTGCTATGGACGCTACGAGGCTTCCAAGGGGTGCTAAGTTTGAAGTTAAACCCGGCAAGGCTCTCCTCACCAATGGCAACCCAGCAGAAATCATCTATCCCTTCCACTTCGGTCAAACAAATGTGGACGCTCCAGCGGCTGCTCAAAACTTTGAACGTATGCTTCTCCAAGCAACCGGAACTGTGGATAGTGCTGGTCTACCTTCCGCTACGCAGCGCGACGGTGGTGGTCAGGGCATGTCGATGGCTATGGCAGGTATCATCAAGAAGTACAAGCGCACCCTTGTAAACTTCCAAGAAGATTTCATGATTCCGTTCATTTACAAAGCTGTATATCGCTATATGCAGTTTGACCCTGAGCGTTATCCTTCTGTGGACATGACCTTCATTCCTACGGCTACGTTGGGCGTATTGGCTCGTGAGTATGAACAACAGCAGATGATTGGCTTGCTACAAACCCTTGGCCCCAACACTCCGGTGCTGCCGGTGCTGCTCAAAGGCATTTTGGCTAATAGCAGCCTGTCCAACCGTGCAGAACTGATGGAAACGCTGGACAAGATGAGTCAGCCAAACCCAGAAGCTCAGAAGGCTCAGCAGCAGCAAGAACAGATGCAGATGCAGCTCATTAGTGCTCAAACGGCTGAATTGGCTGCTAAGGCTCAGAAGGCAGGTGCAGAAGCCCAGCAGATTGTTGTGGACACTCAGTTGGCCCCTCAGTTGGCTCAGGCGAAGCTCACAGCAGCCTTGTCTAATAACCTAGACGAGGACAATGAGAGCAAAGACTTTGAGCGTCGTGCCCGTATCACTGAACTGATGCTGAAGGAGAAGGATTTGTCCATTAAAGAGCAAGATAGTATGCGAAACGAGCGTATTACAATGCTGCAAATGGGAAAATAAGCAATAATTCCTTGACAACTTGTTGTTTTTCTGCTACAATAATTGTTACGAAATAACAGAAGGATAAAGCTTTGGCTCCTGAAAAAACAAGAAAACCATGCCCTGTCTGTAAAACAACAGACCACAAGTTGGCTGAAAAAAAAGGATATCTCTGTAGCCCCTGTGCGGTAAAACGCTCAGAGGCATGGATGAGAAATAACTTAGAAAAGTATAGGTTAAACCAGCTAGTCTCTAAATATAACCTCACTAAAGAAGAATATTTAGAAAAAGTAGGAAAACAGGGAAATAGGTGCAAGATTTGTTTACAACATGAAACAGACAGGCATCACAAATCTAATAAATTAAAAGAACTTTCTGTTGACCACAACCATAAAACAGGTGTTGTTCGGGATTTGTTATGTAGGAAATGCAACACAGCTCTTGGTCTCTTAAAAGAAGATAAGGCTATTGTACAAAACATGATTAATTACTTGGAGCAGCACTGTGAATAAAGAACTTTCCGATTATTACGACGAAACCTTCTCAATGATGTCCACCAAGGGGTGGAAGATGTTGATGGAGGATTTGCAACAAATTAAAAACACGGTTAATGAACTGTCAACTGTCCTAGATTCACAATCCTTATTTAATCGACAAGGACAGCTCGACATTCTTAACCTGCTTTTAACCCGCAAAGAGGCATGTGAAGCTGCTTATGAAAGTTTACAAGAGGTTTCAGAATGAAGCGCTTGTTTGATTTCGTATGCACAGACAACCATGTTTCTGAGCATTTCATAGACGATAGCTTACGAACCGCTCCCTGTAAAGAATGTGGTAAAGAAGCAACTCGTATGATATCCGCCCCGCACATTTCATTGGAAGGCATTACAGGTGCTTTCCCCGGAGCGTCGGACAAGTGGGTGAGAAACCGAGCTGAAAAGCTCAAACAAGAACAGAAGAACGCGTGAGCGACAACCTCTGAACTATTTAACTCTCCTAAAACCCTTACGGGCAGGATGAAAGGACGGTATGGCAATTTTTGATGAAGTAGACATGGGCGAGAGCGAATTTGAGGCAGTGGAACGTAAGGAGGCGCAAGCTTCTGAGGTTGCCCCCGAGCGTCCAAAGATTCCTTCTAAATATGAAGGCAAGAGTCTGGAAGACATTATGAACATGCACCAAGAGGCTGAGAAGCTCATTGGACGGCAGGCTCAAGAGGTGGGCGAGGTGCGTAAGCTGGCAGATGAACTACTCAAACAACAACTCTACAAAACAGAATCCCCTACTCAGATTGAAAACGAGATTGATTTCTTTGAAGACCCAAAGACAGCAGTTCGTAATGCGGTGGATAAACATCCAGATGTCTTGGCAGCTAAACAGGCTGCGGCACAATTTAAACAAATGCAAAGCCAAGGAGCTCTCCAAAAGAAGCATCCAGACTTTGCAGAGATTGTACAAGACCCTGAGTTTACCGAGTGGGTTAAAGGAAGTAAGCTCCGTATGCAGATGTACGCAGCAGCGGACACCTCCTTCGACTTCGAATCCGCAGATGAGCTGTTATCAACCTTCAAACAGATTCGCAATGTAAAGACAACACAGACGCGCACCGATGGTGCAGAGGCCCTTAAAGCCAACATGCGAGCTGCAACTGT